AAATTTTAGATTTTATGTGTGAGCCATGGACGCGGACTTGAATGTGGCCGTTGTAATAATCGTCTGATTCTAATACACGGTATTCAAATTGAAGTTTTGCTTCTATATAAGAGCACTCCGCTTTTGATTTGCAATAATATAATATTTCTCTACTGAACTTATCTGTGCCTAATTGTTTTACATCTTCGTTTAATTGTGTGTTTGAGCCATAATAAGTTTGCCAGTCTGATTCTATTTTGCTTTTGATTCTTTTACGTTTTTTGTTGCCGTTCTTTAACTTTACAGTCTTGTAGGTCGTTTTACTAAATTTGCTTAATTTTTTGCCAATATATTTTTTGCCAGTTGATAGATTCGTAATGATATATACAAAACCTACACAATCTTCCGGTAATGTATCAACTGTTTGATTCTGATGTACCCATGTCATTCTTTTTCTTTGGACCACGCTTTAACGGATTTGCTTTTCTGTGAGCACGTTCTAAACGTTTATTAGCCAATTTTTCTTTAGTATTATTACGATGCTCGTCATACGCTCTAGTGCTACTTTTATGTAATTCTTTTTGTATCGTAATTATGCTCTTGTTAATACGATGTATGTCGAATTTGGTTCTGCGACCATAAAATTTTAAGAAAAGTATATGTACTTTATGTAAATTAACTACTTCTTCTAAAAATTTTGAATACAATGCTTGGTATTTTTTTAATTCTTCATCCGACATAATCTATATTATTGGAATAATTTGTAAATCCGTTTTCTTTTACTACACGTAGAACATTATTAACTCTACCAATTAGCTCATCTTTGTGACTAATTAGATAGATATTTTTATTTCTTTCTCTGGCCATCTTCTTTAAGATGGCAATGGCTGATTCAACCCCAGCAGAATCCATTCCGGAATCAACTAATTCATCAATAAACAATAAATTGATATGTTGATATAAACCTTCCCAGACATCTCGGAAAGCAAAACTCATACTTAAAATTAGTCTGTTACGCTCTCCACGACTTAAATTATCAAAATCTAAATCTTGACCTAGCTGTGTTATTTGAACATTTAAGTCATTTTGAAAAATAACTTGATGCGGTAATCCTAACTTATCAATATAATATCCTAATCTTTTGTTAAGATATGATAAATTTTGATCTATAATCTTTTTACGTATAAAACTATCTTTATTAGTTAATAATTTTAGTAAAAACTCTTGATGATCACGTAATTTAGATAGATTATTAATCTTATCCCATGATATTTCTTGTATAGCTGTTTTCTTTAGTTCGATGATTTGTTCATCATAGGGATTTTTTTCAGTTAATTTTGATTCTAAAGTTTTGTTTAGTTGCTCAAGATTATTTTTATGACTTAAAGCTTCTTTTTCTGTTTCATAAAATGTAGAAGGTTTTTTACCTAATGCGCCGATTGCTTCTATTTCGTTAACAATCAATCCGTAATCGTTGATAACTTTTTTAGCATAGGTATTTGCATCTTCGAGATTTTTTTGAACCAGCGCGACCATTTCGTCATGTTTATGATCATGTAGTTCTTGTTCACATGCTGGACAAGTTTTATCTTTTAGTTTTTCTAACTCTTTAGAATATTTGTCACAGGTTTTTCCTGCTTGAGTAACAGCATTTTCTAATGTTGCTTGTTGTTTTTTTAGTCCTGTAAGCTTTGCATCGTTGGCTAACCATTGTATTAAAAGTAAATGCTTTTCTAATTCTTTTTCAATATCAACATTTTCTAACTCCATTATGGCTTTAGCAGTGTTTTCTATGTCCTGTTGGAACTTTTTATCCCAGGCAGAACTTTTTAATTTAAGACTATCAATGCTTTTTTGCACATTTTCGTTAGCAGTTTTAACACTTTCTATTCTATATTGTTCATGTTGTATAGCATCTTTAGTTTCTTTAACTGAAACTTTAAGTATTTCGGCCTTTTCGCTCAATAATGTGATGCCAAGAAGTTGTTCAATTACTTCTCTTTGATCTGCCGCTCGCATACTTAAAAAAGGTTCAGTATATGTGTTTAACGCAACTAAGTGTTTGAACATAGTATGACTTAGTTCTAATAGTTGCTCAATAGATTTTTGAGTTTCTCGGCTATCACCTTGACTTTCGTCGTCATCTTCGGCCTTAATTTGTTGATTATCAACAAACAGTTTTAGGATATTAGGCTTTCGACCTCTTTCGATCCTGTATTTTTTATTATTTTTTATAAATTCAACGGTAACAAGCATATGTTTTCCATTGATTTTATTGATTAAATTTTCTTTTTTGATATTTGTTAATGCTTGACCGTAAAGTGCATAGCTCAATGCATTGATAATAGTTGTTTTTCCAGTACCATTTCTTGAACCAGAATCGTCTCCACCAAGGTCCAAATTGCTACCTAATACCAATGTTAATTGTTCTTGATCAAAATCCACTGCTTGAGTTTGGTTACCCACACTCATAAAATTTTTCACGGTAATATTTTTAATTAAGAAGCTCATAAATTATTGTAGATATCTAATAAAACTTTTTTGTCAAACTGTTCCGATTCGACTGCAACTAAACTTTTTGTAACTATTTGATCAACACTTTCAAATTTTGTATCTGGGTTATCGTCGACTGTGGTATCTAAGCTTATTTTGTCTTGTATTAGGCTAATTTCTCTAACATCGTAATCGTTGCTAAATGTTTCTTTAATAAAATTAGCTTCTTCAAAGCTGATATCAATATCTAGATTAATTCTCAGATACATTTTACTTTTCATTATTGTATCTTTTTTATCAATTAGATCGCTAAGGTTAATAGTTCTAAACTTAGGACAGTTAGGCCAATCAATAAATTGAGGTTCTCCTCCCCATTCTAAAATCATCATACCACGTTTATCGTCCCAGGCGTCACCGAAATCATGTGGAAACGCATTGCCTATATACCAAATTTTTCCACGATTTTGTCGTATATGAAAATGACCACTAAACACATATTCTTGATGTTTGAAGTGTTCAAGTTGAAGTTCTCCGTGATTGGGCATTTGAACCATCGCATTCATATAGAACAATGGTAGTTCAAAGTGACCGAACATGTATCGGCTTTTAACTTTGCTGATTTCTTTCCATTCGTCACTTACCAACCACGGTACTAAAGTCACATCACCTATGGTAGTTACATTTTCGACTACAGTGACGCCTGGAATATGCCGCCCAAATGCTGAACTATGGATATCACGTTTATCTTTATAGAACAAATCGTGATTTCCTGGAAACCAAAAAAACTGTTCAAATGCAGCACCGAGCTTTTCTAAGCAGCGGATACTACTATCAAGTGTAATTAGATTAAGGCTGTTACGATTGTGACTCCAATCTCCTAAGAAGATGCCAGTTTCGCATCCAGCCTTTTTTGCTTCGGCAATATACCAATCAACGAATTCTTCGCAATCGTTTAGATGAGTTGTTGAGTTTGATTTAAGCCCGAAATGTATATCTGTAAAACAAGCTACCTTTTTAAACAAGGACATTATAATTCTCCTAATTTAAAGTGTAGCAAGTAGAAACAATAAAGTCAAGGTTCTTCGTCTTCTTCTGTATCAGTATTTTCTTCACTTTTTGGCATTCTGAAGTTTTTATATAGTTCAGCTTGCCGTGCTGTCTCTTCTGCGTATTCTTGTTGATATTGTCGAGTCAGACTTGGAGTTAGACCGGCTTCTTCTAGCATATCGTCTCGAATGTTTTGATTTTTCTTTTCAATGTTTAGGATACGAGTAAAGCTATTTGTTACAGCAGCAGTATAATATGCAAAAGGATTTTCGGATTTTGATTCATCAAATTGTAAACCAATTTGACTTAGTTGAAGTATAGCCTGTCCCTTCATTTCTTCTATATAAGTGTAGCCTCTCCAATTAGCACGTTGAGCATATCTATCTGCTAATTTTAAAAACATTTTTCCTAGTTCTTCAGTAATTCTTCCATGATCTTTACTAAATTTACCTTTAGCAATTGTACCACGCCAATGGCTTTTACCTACGCATTCTAATTCATCTTCGTCATTAAATTTCCAATGTTGAAAAGGAGGAAAATTAACTTTATCGTGACTATCGGCAGTAGTTTTAGTAGTTTTCTTACGTCCTGGTGCTAGAGGAATATGTTCAAAGGTCATTATTCTAAATACAACATCAGTTTTTGCAATAGTTTTATAGTCTGGAATACATTCAGAAAGTTTAGTTTTTTTGTCGCCTTGTTCTCTAAGTTCTGCAAATAAATGTAGACCTATTCTTTTTGCTCTATTTCGTTTAGCTTCTGCTATTGTTCGTATATTAATTTTATCTATTGCCGTTAAGATTAAGTCATGTTGACTATATTCTTTTTTGCTAAAGCTCGAAAAACTACATTTACTTTTATGAATTTCTGCAAGTAAATCTCGATTATTTAGATATTTTACCTTTTTTATTATAGGGGACGTTACGGTCATTATTATTATTTTCCTTTAGTGGAAACATTATAGCAATTGAAAAAAACAATGTCAATGGATTATGTGAGCATTTATTTATTGGTTAAATACAATGTAAAGGGAATTTTTTATGACTACTAATCCTTCTAAAACTGAAGCAGCAACAGCAGCAAAGTATGCTGAGCCTGCTCGTTTAGCTAATATTCCTCCGATAAGTGCAACAGCTCTAGCTGAAGTTACACGTATAAGTGACGCTGGTGCAGGCCGCGCAACATCTGCATTTTCGGCCATGGATCCTAGAAGATTAGATCTTCCTGTGCCGCCCGGTGCAGAAAAAATGCTCAACCCTCCTACTATGGTTACCACAAGAGATCAAAATGGAGAATTAGTTCTTGATGATTTAAGGGTTAGAATTAGAGTACCACCTTGGTATTTTACTGATTTAACGTCGGGATACGATGATGATCTAGTTAAAATAGGAGGCATATTATTTCCCTATACACCTACAATAGGTTATGAGTATAAAGCAGATTATGCAGCACAAACCCCTATGCATTCAAATTATACTTTGTACTTTTATCAAAGAAGTAGTGTTGGTCAAATTAGCATATCAGGAGTGTTTACTGTCGAAAATCGTCGTGATGCAATAAATTATCTTTCTACTGTGCATTTATTAAAATCTTTAACAAAAATGAAATTTGGAAAAGATTCCGATGCTGGAGCACCTCCTCCGATTTGTCGATTAGATGGTCACGGTGACATGATGTTAAAAAATGTTCCTGTAGCAATTATTAACTTTCGTGTTGATTATACTAATGATGTTGATTATTTTAATTTTCCACCGTCGGACGTTTTTGGAAAAAATTCAGTACCGACTAAAGCAACTATACAAGTGAATTGTGTTCCGATCTATAGTAGAAATGAATTACTTAACTTTTCAGTGCAATCATTTGTTAGTTCCAGAGATAGTTCAAGAGGATTTCTATAATGTATAGCAAAGCGAGTCCCTATTTTAACACCGCAATTGTTAATAATTATTTAGATGTAATGGAATTAAGGGATATTCCTAATCAGCCAGATGATTATTTGTTTGAAATTACAAAAACTTACGAGAATAGACCAGATTTATTAGCACATGATTTATATAAAGATAGTAATTTATGGTGGGTATTTGCTGTAAGGAATAAAAAAAATATTAAAGATCCTGTTTATGATTTTGTAGCGGGAACAAAAATTTATCTACCAAAGCTGTCAACATTGAAAACAGTGTTAGGAATATAATATGAGTGAATATACCGGTTACGAATCAGCATTTGTTCCAACACCCGCAGCAGATGCTTCTTCGCCTAATGTTGAACGAAAAACAGCTCCGCCTTCGGGAGAAGCAAAACCGGCTGAAAAATTGACTCAAAAATATAAACTGCCTGTTGAATCTAATGTTCTAAATGGATATCGATCTATAACTTATAATTTTACGTTAGCAGCATTACCATCTGATTATGTATCTAATCCTGATGTATATAGAAAAGCAGAAATGGATCTTGTGATCTTAAAATCAGGTGGTAAGGGAAATAACACTATTCTGAATGTAAACAAATTGTCAAATGCACAAGTTAGTGCAACTGAAGAACCTGTTCTTGACAAATATTCTGCTAAAAATAACCAAGCTAAGTTAGCTAATAAGCTAACTGCTAATCAAGGACTTATAACCGGATTTAATGAAAAAAGTCCAGGTCGTTTTGACATGTTTATCGATGATGTTGAAATAGAAACTATAATGTCTTTTTCAGAAGAATCAAATGTTACACAACCTACAAAAATAAAATTTGATGTATTTGAACCATACAGTATTAATGGATTTATTGAAGCATTACATGTAGCTGCTGTTGCTGCCGGATACACGTCATATATAAATGCTAGTTTTGTACTAAAACTTGAATTTTGGGGAATACCTGATTCTGATAATGAAATATTTAAAGCAGCAGAAAAAATTCCTAATGCAGATAGATACTTTCCTATAGGCCTTACTAATGTCGAAGTTGACATTACAGAAAGAGGAACAAAATATCAATGTTCTGCGGTTCCTTATAATGAAAGAGCATTCGGTCAACCTAGTGTAGTAAAAAAACCTATAAAGATGGAAGGAAAATCAGTTAAGGAAATCTTAACTAATTTTGTAAAATCTTTTAACGAACAATTGAAAAAATCGAACGAAGATGCAAAATTAAATCCCAATAATGTAGATACTTATAATATTAAATTTGTTGAATGGGATGCTAACAATGGATGGATTGACGCAGTAAAATCTAAAATAGGTGATAGTGATTTATTAAATTTATACGAAGATAATGTTTTATATAAGTTTGCTAAACCTAATGATGGAAAAAATGCCTATAAGCCTGGAACAGAACCTAAAAGCATAAAATATAACCCTACAGGTGCTGCAATAAATTTTCCAGAAAATATCAGTGTACACGAAGTAATTTCTGCTGTTATAAAAGATAGTGTTTATGTCCGTAAACTATTAGAAGATATGGCTAGTTCTGATAAAAGCACTGCTAAAGCCAGAGTTGATGAAATGGGTAGAGTTGAATATTTTTCTATTAAAGTAGAAGTTAAAAATAGAGATGTATTTGATGAAACAGCGAAGAAGCCATATCAAGAATTTACATTTGTTGTTAGCCCTTTCAAAGTACACTTTACACGTATTCCTAGATATGGTCAAGTTCAATTAAAAGAAGAAGAATTTGCTAAACTTGTATTACGTGAATACAATTATTATTACATGGGAAAAAATGTAGATGTTCTTAATTTTAAATTAAATTTTAATACTTTATATTTTGAAGCTATTCCTGCGGCAATGGCTGATCAAAATGTACCTAATTATAGAGATTCTGCAAAACCTGACGGGAGAGGCCAACCTAAGATTGATGCACCGTCGAAACAAGATCAAACAGATACAAATCCATCGCATCCCCCTGCACCAGTAAGACAAGTACCTGTTGATACTAAACCTAATTCGGGTTCTGCTACGCCTATACAAAATGATCCATATGCTGCATTAGCAAGATCAATGCATGATGCTGTTGTTAATTCTAAAGCAAGTATGGTAACTGGTAATATTGAAATTTTAGGTGATCCTTTTTACCTAGTAACTGGTGGAATGGGGAGCTATAATCCAAAACCTGTGTCAGGTAGTAGAGAAGGTGTAGTAGGACAAAAAGAAGTAGCAATGAATTATGCTGAAGTTAATATCTTAATTAATTTTAGAAATCCTATTGACATAGGATCATTTGAATCCGGCGGTCTAATGATATTTGATCCTAATCGTGTACCATTTAGTGGAGTATACATGGTTACTAAAGCAATGCATACTTTTAAAGAAGGATCGTTTAAACAAAATTTAGAAATTATAAGAAGACCCGGTCAAATATTAGATGGTCAAGGCAAAGAAGTAAAGATGGAATCTCTTACAAAGGTAGTGCCTAATCCCGAAAATGCTCCGGTATCTGCCGAAGCACCTGAAGTATCAGTACAGCGAGCATCTACTGCCGATGTTGCTGAATATTTGAGTCGAGGTGCACCTAACGTAGAGTCAAACTTTACTGCTGCTGTAGGTGGGTTAGGCGGAGGAGAATCAGTGTTAACAAGAACCTATGGACTGGTGTCTCGAGACGGTGTATTGCAATCTGCTGCCGGAATTATTGGACAAGCCTTACCAACTGTTAATCAAACCGATATTAGATTAAATGTAACGCAATTAGCTAACCTTGGTAATAGTAATTTAACATCTGCAGGATTAATAAATGCTGCTGCTAATATTATTACAGGTAATACTTCTTTAAAAAATGTAGCATCGACAATGGCCGGCACTATCATTGGAAATACACTAAATCAAGTATTGCAAAAATCTAATGTAGGTTCAGGAATAGGCGAGGGTGCTTCGGTATTGATTCCTCCCCTTTCAACAATACCGTTAAATCCTACAGCATTAGATATTAAAGCAGGTGCCCTTGAAAATCCATTGGCTCTTGCTAAAGATGCAATAAGCAATGTAAAGGGTGAAATTCAACAACTAGGGCAAAATGCGTTAGATCAAGTGAATAGGTTAGGAGATAAAGCTAATTTACTAGTAGGGGGTGTGGGAGCAAAAATTAGTGAATCTCTAGGTAGTAAAGCAGATCCTAAGGCAATTGCTGCTCAACTAGGACTTGATTCATCAAAATTATCGGGTATATCAAATAATTTACAAAGTAAATTGCCTAAACAACTCACTGACATTTTAAAAAATACTCCAGAAAATTTAAATCTTTCTCAAGCATTAGATCAAGGTATTGCATTGTCGGCGATTCCTCCTTCTAAGTTTGGCAACATTCCCCCATTGACGCCTTTTAGAACAGCACCTGATGCTTTACCGGATATTTCATCTCCTTTAATTAAAACAACAGTAGCTGCTGGAATAGCTAGTACATTAAATTCTGTGGATACAAATGCTATTAAAGATAAAATGTCAACAGTAAAATCTCAATTATCGAAATTGTCATCAATAAAATCTACTGTCGACCAAAAAGTATCAGGATCAGTAGGAGCAGTTTTTGGAAGTAAAGCATCGACTAGTCCTTTGGAGACATTATTGAACAATTTTAAAAAATAATATAATGGTATAAAAATATGACATTAGAAACAAGAAAAAGAGGGGCATTGCCTTCTCCAGGTCCTTTTTTAGCTGAAGTAACAAATCACTTAGATACAACTTACATGGGAAGTTTAGAAGTTGCTTTGATAAAAGGCATTTCTAACGTTGTTGAAAATCAAGGAGAAACATACGCTGTTAAGTATCTTAGCCCTTTTGCAGGAAATACATCTATAAGGTTTGAAGGACCAGATCCGAAAAAATTCAGCGACGTACAAAAAAGTTATGGATTCTGGATGATTCCTCCTGATATAGGTACCAGAGTTATGGTTATTTTTATTGATGGAGATCCTAATCAAGGATATTGGTTTGGATGCATCACAGATAAATTTCAAAATCATATGATTCCTGGGATTGCTGCTAGTAAAAATGTTCATATAACTGAAGAACAAAGAAGACAATATGGAACAGATTATCTGCCAGTTGCAGAATATCATAAATCTAGTGAAACTTTATCAAATCCTAATATTAATTCTATTAAGAAACCGATACATCCTTTTGCAGATAGATTAAGACAACAGGGACTATTAGCAGATTTAACACGCGGTGTTACGTCTAGTTCTGCAAGACGTGAAGTACCTAGTCAAGTGTTTGGAATTAGTACACCTGGACCAATAGATCCAAACGGTAGATCTGATCAAGTTGGATATAAAGATGAAAAGTTTAGTATTCCTATCAGTAGACTAGGTGGAACAACTTTTGTAATGGATGATGGTGATAGTCAAGGGCAAAACGAATTAGTTAGATTAAGAACAAGAACAGGCCATCAAATATTATTACATAACAGTCAAGATTTAATCTATATTGGAAATAGCAAAGGTACTGCATGGATTGAATTAACTAGCAATGGAAAAATTGATATTTTTTCTCAAGATAGTATTAGTATACATACAGAAGCAGATTTTAATTTTAGAGCAGATAGAGATATTAACTTAGAAGCAGGTAGAAATATTAATATCAGAGCTAATAAAAATATGGAAACAAATGTTAATGGTTATCATTATCTTGTTGTTAATGATCATTCTAAAATTGCAATTAGGGGAACACATGATCAAATTATAGGCGAGACTGCTAAAATATCTGTAGGAGCATTGTTCAATCTAAGTGTAACAGATGCTATTAAAATAACATCAGGTGATACACTTAATTTAGGAGCAGAAGGAAATATCAACATTGGTACAGCAGCAACAATGAATCTCGGTGCTAACGGAAATATTACAGCTTCTGGTACCAGAATAGATCTTAATGGCCCAGCCGCTGCTGCCCCAGCAAGTGCAGATCCTGCAGAACAACCCCCTGAGCTTCCATTATTTAATTTGCCAAATAGAAAATTTAATGCAGGATGGGATAACGGTAATTTCTATAAATCGTCTGATATAAAAAGTATTATGCAACGGGTTCCTACACACGAACCATGGCCGCAGCATGAAAACTTTAACCCTGTTCAATTTAGCTCTACATCTACTGATGTTACACTTGCTGATAGATCAGCAAGTGGGATTGCTCCAAATCCTGCTGCAGGCGAACAACCTCCGGCTAATCAAGAAGCTGTTGTTGCAGGTACTTGTACACCAGAATATGCTAAAGAAATAAATGCTAGTGCGTCTCAAGCAGGTATTGCAGCTTTGAAAGCAGCATGTGCAAAGTATGGATTAACAAGTCCTTATGCTATAGCAAGCTTATTAGGCATAGCAGGTGGTGAATGTCGTTGGAAACTAGTTGAAGAAAACTTTAATTATTCTGCTGACAGATTATTACAAGTATTTCCTAGTGTATTTAAAGGTGATAAGGCACTAGCACAACAGTATGCTGGCAATCCTAATAATAGTTTACCTGAATTTTTATACGGACATACAACAGCTAAAGGAAAAGGTTTAGGAAATACATTACCAGGTGATGGAGCTAATTTCATAGGTCGTGGGTATATTCAGCTAACTGGTCGAGGAAACTACACGAGGTATGGTCAAATGGTCGGTCAAGATCTAATAGGAAATCCAAAATTACTAATGGATCCAGCAATTGCTGCTGAAGTAAGTGTAAAATACATGCTTGATAGATGTAAAGTAGCTCAAACAGATCCTGGATATTTTGAAGCAGCATGTAAGTCTGTTGGTTTTAATACTCCTGATATTAAAGCAAAGAAAAAAGGTTTTTACGAATGTTTCTTAGGGCAACTTCAAGGTAACACTGTGGGTACTGGTACAGGCGGTATTGTTACTGATAGCAATGGAAATCCTGTAAAAACTGGTACAGGAGGGTAATAAATAAATTATGCCTTACAAGAACATTGAAATTAATCCTGTAAAATACACCGAAGATTTTACATATAAAACACAACAAATTTATAAAGGATTTAGTACTATAGATCCTAGTAATAAAAGTTCAAAGTTGTATGACTATGATTTAATTAAACAAGATATTTTAAATCATTTCAACACCCGTAGAGGTAGTAGAGTAATGAATCCGGAGTTTGGTTCTATTATTCAAGAAATATTAATGGAACCATTGACTACAGAAAATCGTCAATTAATAGTTCAAGATATTACAAGAATTTGTAATTCTGATCCTAGAGTATATCCATTAGAAATTAACGTTAATGAATACGATCAAGGATATTTAATAGAACTAGTTTTAATGTTAAAAGATACAAACGAAACAAAAGTTTTAAAAATTGCTTTTGATCAAAAAATAGGTATACAACCTCTATAAAATACCAAGATAATTTTTTCAATAAATATCATTATGATACCAGCAACAAACAACAAAATAATTGTAGGCGAAGATTGGAAAAAAGTCTATCAATCTTTTAAAAATGCCGATTTTAAAAGCTACGATTTTGATACAATTAGACGCACTATGATTCAGTATCTTCAGGAAAATTATCCTGAAGATTTTAATGATTTTATTGATTCAAGCGAATACATTGCTCTAATAGATATAATTGCTTATCTTGGGCAAAATTTAAGTTTTAGAATTGATTTAAACGCAAGAGAAAACTTTTTAGAAACTGCACAACGACGCGATAGTATCTTACGATTAGCTCAATTAGTTAGTTATACTCCTACAAGAAATGTCCCTTCAAACGGATTATTAAAAATTACAGCAATATCAACAACTGATTCTGTGTTTGATTCTAACGGGACAAACTTAGCAAATACAACTATAGCATGGAATGATTTTACAAATCCTGATTGGTATCAACAATTTATTAATATTTTAAATTCGTCAATGTCGAGCAATTTCGGTACTCCTGTAGATAGAAATACAATTGACGGTGTGTTAACTGAACAATATGCTATTAACAGCTCGAATGTAGATACTCCAATTTATTCATTTACAAAATCTATCAATGGCGTTTCGATGCCCTTTGAAATTGTTCCCTGTTCCATTACAGGTAAAGATTCTATTTACGAAACTACTCCTAAACCAGCTGCACCTTTTTCTTTCCTTTATAGAAACGATAATCAAGGATCAGCTAGTGCTAACTCGGGATTTTTTATTCATTTTAGGCAAGGTACATTAGCAGTTTCTCAATTTAATATTGAAAATCCTGTACCAAATGAAATTATTGGAATTAACGCCCCTAACATTAATAATAGTGATATTTGGTTATGGCAATTAGATAAGGATGGTAATTTTTCTACCCTATGGACATTAGTTCAATCTATAGCTTATAATGATAATAATATAATCTATAATAGTGTTAATAAAGGCATAAGAACAATCTTTGCAGTATCAACAAGAGATGAAGATCAAATTGATTTAAATTTCACTGACGGTGTATTTGGCGATCTTCCTAAAGGTGAATTTAGATTATTTTATAGACAAAGCAATGCACAAACATATGTAATCAAACCTGAAAACATGAGTGGTGTATTGATTACAATTCCTTATATAAATGCACTAGGACAAGAACATTCATTACAAATTACTTTAAGTTTACAATATTCTGTAAGAAATAGTTCTGGTCCAGAATCAAATGCAAGTATACAACTTAAGGCTCCTCAAAATTATTACATTCAAAATAGAATGATAACTGGAGAAGACTACAACATAGGGCCACTAACTGCTAGTACAGATGTTGTAAAAGTTAAAAGTATAAACAGAATTTCAAGTGGATTAAGTCGTTATTTTGACATATCAGATGTTAGTGGCAAGTATAGTAGTACTAATATCTTTGCATCAGATGGTATGCTATATCAAGATGAAAAAGAACAATATTTAGAATTTGAATTTAATTCTAGAAATCAAATTTTGCCTATCATAAAAAATGAACTTGCATCTATTATAGCTAGCAGTTCTTTAAAATCTTTTTATATGGATAAATTTTCTAGGATAGGTATTTCCGATCTAAATTTATCTTGGACAGAAATTAATAAAACTCCGGGACAAAGTAGAGGATATTTAACTTCACAAAATTCTCCTGTATCTGTAGGTGATTACACAGGTAACAATTTAAAATATTTTAAACCAGGAGCATTGGTAAAATTTCAAGCACCGTATGGAAAATATCTTGATTCAAAGAATAATTTAAAATCAATTCCTACATCAGGAATTCCTACAGGCGGAAAAATGTATGTATGGGCAAATGTTGCACAGGTAGTTGAAGACGGATCAAATAACGGTGCAGGAACATTAAGCGACGGAACAGGGCCAATTATTTTATCTATACGAGTTCCTACTGGCACAATACCAACTGAAATAATTCCTAAATATGTTTTTATTTTGCCTTTCTCGATAGAAAATGAAATTGTAAATATTTGTCTTGCAAAAAGAAACTTTGGTTTAACTATAGATAAAAATTCTAGAGCTTGGGATATAATTTTAAATTCAAATTTAAATTTAACTTCGAGCTTTAGTTTATATGATCAAGGAAACACTGAAGATGCGGGGTTAGATTCAAGCTGGTTAATTGCATTTGTATGGGATGGAAAAAAATATAGAATTAGATATAGACTTTTAAATTATGTATTTGAAAGTCAAGCTGAAACAGCTTTCCATGTAGAAAAAAATTCTATTAACTATGATTTTTCTTCAAATTCTATTGTTAAAGATAAAATTGATGTATTATCAATAAACTATAATTCAACGTCAACAACATCAATTGGTTTAGATTATACATGGCAAGTTGATGGCGCAATTGTTGAAACTGACGGGTATATTCAACCAAATAAAGTTAATGTAAGCTTTTATGATTTTAATAATTCAGGACAAATTAATGATCCTGATTCATTTAATAATATTGTTCAACCTCTTACTATATCTACTAACGGTTATAGAGATAAATTTTTGTACTTTAAGAAACTATCCGACGGACTTAGATATGAATTAACATCTGATGAAATTACTGCGTATCCTTCAGAGGTTGAATTTTTTACTAGTAATCCTAACCAGTCGTTAATTGTTGATAATTCTCTTTATTATTTTTATAATCCATCAATTAATGTAGTGAAATATTGGTCAACATTAACTAGTTCATTAGTGTATACAGATCAGTATTTTGGAAAAACAGGAAGGTCAGATTTAAAATTTCATTATATCCATAATGCAACTTATGATAGACGTATCGATCCTAGTAAAACAAACATAATTGACGTATATATGTTAACCTTGTCGTATGATTTAGAATTTAGATCATGGCTATCTAATTCTACAGATACAAAACCTGTAGCACCAACTAGTCAAAATTTAGAAATTAACTACGGATCAAAACTAAATGAAATTAAAGCAATTAGTGATGAAATTATTTTTCATCCTGTAAAATATAAAGTTTTATTTGGCAACAAAGCAGATACTAATTTAAGAGCAACATTTAAAGCAGTTAGAAATTCAAATAATGTATCAAGTGATAGTAATTTAAGATCTCGAATACTAGTTGCTATCGAAGAATTTTTTGCATTAGAAAATTGGGATTTTGGACAAAGTTTTTACTTCAGTGAACTAGCAACATATGTTATGAACAGCTTAACACCGGACATAACAAATTTTGTTATTGTTCCTAAATCTGATGCAGGATTCGGCAGTTTCTATGAAATAGCAAGTCAATCAGATGAAATTTTTATAAATGGAACTACAGTAGAAGATATAGAAATTGTTGATGCTATTACAGCAACACAATTAAAAACAACAAGCACTATTATTACATCTAGCGGAACATAAAAATGGCAGGCAATAAAAAATCAGTTAATCTATTACCTGAAAATTTAAGGACTACAAAAAATACTAAATTTTTATCTAGTACTATTGATCCTTTAATTAATTCACCTGAATTAGAAAGAATTGACGGATATATAGGTTCTAAATTAACTCCGAACTATAATCCTAATACTGATTTTTATTTAAGGACAACGTCTTCCCTAAGAAAAAATTATTCATTAGAACCTGCATTAATCTTTAAAAACAATGTTAATGAAATTAATGATATTGTTGCCTACGATGATTTAATAAATGAATTAACAAATCAAGGAGTAGATACTAGTAATCTAAATAATTTATTTCAATCGAGATATTATTCATTTGATCCTTTTATTGATTGGGATAAATTTGTTAATTTTTCATGCTACTATTGGTTACCTTTCGGCCCTCCTTCTATATTAATTACTGAAGCTGCATTTGATGTAGAAACAGAAATTTTAGAAAATACAGAATACCTTATGCCGAACGGTTACAATTTAAGTAACGGCATGAAGATTAAATTCTTAGATGATGTTGTTCCTTCATCTTATGCAAATAAAGAATTTATAGTAGAAGGTGTAGGAAGTTCTATTAAATTAATTGATTTTAGTTTATTAGAAGGAAATCAAAACTTATCTGTTTTATATAATGAAACTTTTGATAAAGATAATTTTGATAATTATCCATTTGACGGCGATTCAAAAATACCTCTTACTCCTGAATACATAACTATCAATAGAGCTAGCATTGATTTAAATTCTTGGTCTAGATATAATCGTTGGTTCCATAAAGATGTTATAGAAAAGTCTTGTATTATTAACAATATACCAGTTAATCTTGATTTTAAATCAAAAGCAGTTCGACCTATTATAGAATTTAAACCAAATTTACAACTTTATAATTTTGGTCGTAAAGGTATACAAAATATTGATTTGTTTGATACTACTACTAAAAATGCTTTTAGTACAGTTGATGGATCGTACGGCTATTACGTAGATGGCATTATGCTAGAACCAGGGCATAGAGTAATTTTTAATGCCGACCTTGATTCAACTGTTAAAGGTAAAATATATCAAGTCGAATTAGATACTTCCGGTGATGTTCCTAAAATTACACTAGTACCAGCCCCAGATTCTACTCCGAACAATTTAGATTCATTATCTATAAATTATGGAAATACATGTGCCGGAAAATCTTTCTACTACAATTCTACTATGGGAGAATGGATATTAGCCCAACAACATACATATCTAAATCAAGCCCCATTATTTGATTTATTTGATAAGGACGGTACAAGTTTTACAGGCTTAGATGAAAAAAATAATTTTAATGGAAGTAAAATTTTTGGTTATGCAACAGGTACAGTATTAGACCCTATTTTAGGATTTAAAATAAAACAAGAAAATAGTGTAGGTATAGGTAGCTATTCTTTTAAAAACTATTTTACTACAGAAACTATTTCTAAAAGTATAGATGGTGTTGGATCTAATATATCAACTGGTGTTACATTTGCTAGATTAAATTACGAAGACGGATCTAGTATATTGTTAAATGTGTGGAGTAATTCAGGAGAACTATTTCAATTACCTATAATTGAAAATCAAGTAATCACTGATACTTCTACAACAGTTACGATAAAATCTATTGATAATCCTGTATTTTCATCTGCAAATGTATTTGTTAACAATGTTAAGAAAGAAGTAACATTTACAACAGGTAGTAATGTATTATCATTTGTTGAAAATGTATCGTTAAATCCAAATGATGTTGTTACTATTAAAATAACAACTGATGAGATTCCTAACGAAAATGGTTACTATCAGACAGCATTAAGTTTAACAAATAATCCATTAAATGGACCTATTGCTGATTTAACTTTTAGCGAGTTAACTGATCACTTAAGCACAATGGTTGAAAAAATTCCTAATTTCACAGGAGCATTTCCTGGAAATAGTAATTTAAGAGATATTAGCGATTATGGAAAATATGGTACACGTTTAATTATAAATGACAATCCTATTGCATTTGTAGATTTCTTTTTAGGAAAAAAATCTCATAATGTAATTGATGCATTAAGATCTATAGCAAATCATTATAATCAATTTAAAATGAATTTATTAAAATTTGCTGTAGATGTAACAGAACAATTAACTCCTGCAGATGCATTAGAAGAAATTTTAAAATCGATTAATAAAGATAAAACTATAAATTCTCCTTATTATAGATCTGATATGATCGGATATGGAGTTAATAAAACTGTTAGAAATATTACTGTTGTTGATTCAAGTGAAACAGAATATTTTATAGGAACAGAGTTTGAATTAACTAAACTTAGTTTTCAGTCTGTATTAATTTATTTAAATGACGAATTGTTAACAGTTGGAGTAGATTATTCGTTTAATAATCTTGATCAAACTGTTATTATTTCTAAAGCATTAAATGAAAATGATATAATTTCAGTTGTTAATTATAAAGATACATTAGGTTGTTTTGTTCCGCCTACCCCTACAAAGCTAGGATTATATCCTAAGTTTGTCCCTGAAATATATTCAGACACTTCTTATGTATCTGGTCCTGTGAATATGATTCGAGGGCACGATGGTAGTTTAATTAAAGCATATAATGATTATAGAGATGATATTATTTTAGAATTTGAAAAACGTATTTTTAATAATATAAAAGTATCTTACTCTGGAATTTTTGATGTTAAAGAAACCGAGATAAGTGCATTTAGAACAAATAATTTTGAAGATGATATAAACAAAATTCTTGAAAAAGATTTTATTTCTTGGGCAGGTAGATTTGATATAGACTATTCTAAAAATTCTACATTTGATGAAACAAATCAATATACATGGAACTTTATTGGATCAATAGACAAACTGTTTGGTGAACCAGTTTCTGGTACATGGAAAAGTGTATTTAAAAAGTTTTATGACACAGAAGCTCCGCACTTACGTCCGTGGGAAATGTTAGGATTTAGTATAGAACCAGACTGGTGGGTAGATGAATACGGATCAGCTCCTTACACTGCTACAAATACAGCACTATGGGAAGATTTAAGAGATGGATTAGTTAGAGATCCTGTTGCCCCATATATTTTAAGTCAATATCAAAGACCGGGATTATTAAGTATTATTCCAGTTGACAATTCAGGACAATTAAAAAATTTAACAGATTTCTTAGTAACAGACAATACCTATTACGATAAAAGTCAGTCATGGAAATTTGGAGATTTTTCTCCTGCTGAAACAGCATGGCGTAAAAGTAGTTTCTATCCTTACTTCTTAAATATTGCCGCAGCATTGACTAGACCTTGTGATTACTTTTCTTTAATGTATGATACAAGTAGAATAGAATTAAATCTTTTAGGTCAAGTTATATATAACACAGATAATTTGTTTTTAGATATAAGAAAATTAGTTATTGATAACGAATTACAAACAGCCGGATTTAGTGTATTAGTTTGTGAAAATGGAAAACAAAAATATCAAAATTATTTAGATATATTAACACAAGATTTACAATTTGCTAATTTTAATTTATTTCATAAATTGGGTGGATTTACTAGTAAAGAAAAATTACAAATTAATATAGATTCTATAGATCCTGTATCAAGAAGTCCGGGTGTTATATTACCGCCCGAAGATTATACTTTATTACTAAACGTAAGCAATCCAGTTAAACAGATCGGTATTTCGGGTATTATTGTTCAAAAATCTGATGGTAAATTTACAATTAGAGGATATGATAGATATAGACCTTATTTTAATGTATTAACTCCTAATAAATCTGCAACTTCAGGTGCATTAGTTGTTGGCGGAGTTTCGGAAGAGTTTTCTGAATGGAGCGGAGCAACTGACAGCGCTAGTAAAAATGTAAGTTCTATTGATCTAACTACAGCCAATTCAGTTACTACAAGGTATTATAAACAAGGCCAAATTGTTAGATATAATAATGTGTACTATAGAGTTAAAGTAAGTCATACCGCACAAAGTACATTTAATCCAATATTATTCCAACAATTGCCATCATTACCTATTAAAGGTGGTGCTTCTGCACAATTACCAGTAAGCTATTCTAGAGATGTTACTTTAATACCTTACGGTACAGAATTTGATTCTATTCAAGATGTCTTTGACGTTATAATGGGTTACGGTGCATGGCTTGAAAATCAAGGGTTTGTTTTTGACTTTTTTAATAATGATTTAAATGAAGTTATAAATTGGAAATTTTCAGCTAAAGAATTTTTATATTGGACCACTCAAAATTGGTCAAATAATGATCTAATAACTCTAAGTCCTTTTTCTGAATATTTAAAATTTGAATCTACAGATTCTGTTGTTGATAATATTATCAGTAACGACTATGATTACAGTTTATTACAAGCAGATGGTAGATTATATCCGATCGATAAATTTAATTTTTCTCGTGAAGACGGTTTCTGTACGATTGCTACGTTAGATGACAATGAAGGATTATTCTTTGCTTTATTAAGAACTGTGCAAAAAGAGCATGGATTAGTTTTCAATAATTCTACAATATTCAACGATACTATATATGATATAGATACTGGATATAAACAACAAAGAATGAAATTTTCTGGATTCAGAACAAAAAATTGGAACGGAGATTTTATTAGTCCAGGGTTTGTTTATAACTCTGTTTCCATATTAGATTGGCACCCTTTTAAAACTTATAACCCCGGTGAAATAGTAAGATATAAGAGTTTATATTATCAGGCTATAGGAAAAATTGAAAGCTCAAATAATTTTAGTTTCGACCAATGGACGAAATTAGATAGTAAACCATATTCAAAACTAATTCCTAATTTTGATTATAAAATTAGTCAATTTGAAGATTTTTATAGTTTAGATGTTGATAATTTTGATTATGAGCAACAACAATTAGCACAACATTTAGTAGGATATACACCTAGAACATATTTGAATAACATATTTTCTAATCCTATTGCTCAATATAAATTTTATCAAGGTTTCATTAAAGAAAAAGGAACTAAGAAAGCAATCGACAAACTGTCAAAAGTAAATTTCTATAACCGTCAAGGATCTATAGAAATTAATGAAGAATGGGCTTTTAGAATTGGAAGTTATGGTTCATATTCGTCATACAATGAAATAGAATTTTCATTAGATGAAGGGATAGGGCTAGAAAATCCATACATTACAAAATTTGTTGACAATGTAGCGAATAACAATGATCCTTCAATAAATTACATTACATCAAATTCATTATTAATATCGCCCGATAATTATTCACCTAGTAATACTTTTAAAGCATACGAAGGGACATTTGACGACACTAATTTCGAATTAATGACAGCAGGTTATGTAAGATCAGATGATGTGTCGGTAACTGCTTATAATAAAAATAGTTTATTGGATATTGCAAATAATTCTTTAATCAATAATAAAGATACAGTATGGTTAGGATTTTTAGAAAATGGCGGTTGGGATGTTTATAGATATTCTAAACAATCTGCTAAAATTTCTGGAGTATATGTAAGTTCACCTGGTATAGATATTACATTTGTAACTGACATGCCTCACGGATTAAGCACAGGTGATGTAGTATCGGTAGCAAGATTTAATAATCAAGTTAACGGTGTTTATGTTGTTAAAAATGTTTCTAAATTAAATCAATTTACAGTAGAATCAACATTATCGACTATTCTTAACGAAGAATTGTTATCATTAGGAATTTTATTTAAATTTGAATCTGCTCGTGTCGATACTGTTGACAACATAGCATCAAAAATAAACTTAATTGATCTTCAATCAGGAGACAAAATTTGGGTAGATAGAGATTTAGATGATAAATGGAAAGTTTATCAAAAAATTGATAACTATTCATCGAAAGATTATAACACACTTGACTTCTATGGTGATCAATTTTTTGGTTTTAAAATTCATGCATCAGAAAATTCTTCAATAGTTGTTATTTCATCACCCGGTAAAAAGGAACCTGGCGATTATAGTTATGGAAGAATAACGGTATTCCGAAAAATTAATAACGTTCTTGAACGTCAATATGAATACGGTTTGAATACAGCTACTTCAATTTATTGTGATCCTGATTCTTTAACAAATTTTGGATATTCTATCGCTCACGACGAGAATAAAAAATTGTTTGTAGTTGGCGCCCCGACAGCAAGTAAAATTAGAGCAAGTTTGACAGTAGGTACGGTATTGTTAAGCACTGGTACAGGTACAATTAAAACTTTCAACAATGAAGGTATAGTTAAAGTAAGCTCTAAAAATATTCTTATAAATCAAGATGAAACGCAGTTTGTATTGGTTCATCCTAACGCAATTGCTCCTAACACCGCAGAAAATGCTAGATTCGGCCATTCAGTTTACGTTAATCAACCTAGCATTAACACTGCTACTACTTTACTTGTAAGTGCTCCGGGAAATGATGATTATTCTGCTCCGGGATCTGTTTTTGCCTATTGGATTAATACTGTAACAGATACAATATCCGGAGTCACTACAGCAACAGTTAGTGCTAATCCTTATAAATTTGTTGTTAGCAGCACATCGTCGATTAGCTTAAATGCTGGTAGTCAATGGGGACACAAAATTGCAGGCGATAGAAGCGGAGAACATATTGCTATAAGTGCACCGCAGTATGCATTTACGGACTCTGATAGAGTAGGTATAGTTCAAATTTTTGATAAAAATTTAACATGGAAACAAAACATATCATTACCAGTTAATTCATATGAATCATTTGGACATGATATTACTATCAGCGATGACGGGTCTTTGATGTTAATTTCTTCAGTTGAATATATAACATCAAAAGGAGCAAAAGGTGCAGTATTCCTATACAAATTATCATCTAGTGGAATTTATGAGTTGGCTCAAACTTTAGAAAATCCAATCTTAGATTCCGGATTAAAATTTGGATACAGTTTATCTGTTTCTAATAATAACTCAACAATTGCTATTTCGTTATTAGGCACAACTAAAACAAAAGTAATGAGATTTTTTGAAGATTTAGAAAACTCAGATAACGAAACAACATTTGACAGTAAATCTACTAGATTTGTATCAACTGTTCCTGATTCTGGCACAGTATACCTTTACGATAAAATTGGTAATAATTATGTACTTGCTACAGAATTAAACAATGTTGATATTTTAGAAGGTAGCAAATATGGAATTTCTACAGTAGCAACTAACAATACAATTTTTGTTGGTGCACCAATGTATTCAGGAAATATTGTAAATCTCAATAAAGTACCTGACAATTCGAAAGTATATCAATTTAATAAAATTGACAGTACCAATAATGGATTTAAATTATTAAGAGAGCAAATTCCTACTATACAAGTTGAAAATATCAAGAGAATAGCCTTAATAGATTCTCTAAAAGAAGAAATTATTGATTATCTCGATGTTATCGATCCTTTAAAAGGAAAAATATCAGGTCTTGCAGATCAGGAACTAAAATATAAATTAGCATTAGATCCTGCTATCTATTCGTTAGGAACCCCTTTAACTGTAGTTGATACAAATACTGCTTGGATTGACGACCACGTAGGAGAACTATGGTGGGATCTAAGTACAGCTAAATTCATTTGGTATGAACAAGGCGATGACTTATATAGAAAAAATAATTGGGGTAAATTATTTCCTGGTTCTAGTATAGATGTTTATGAATGGGTTAAATCTGATCTTTTACCGAGCGAGTGGGCATCTAAAGCAGATACAAACGACGGGTTAATAAAAGGTATTAGTGGACAACCAAAACATCCAGATAATACTGTTTTAACTATAAAACAAGTTTACAATAACATTACTAACTCTTTAGAAAATGTTTATTACTATTGGGTCAAAAATAAAACAATAATACCTAATAGTAAGAATCGTAGAATAAGTTCTTATCAAGTTGCGTCTTTAATTGCTGACCCAATTGCTGAAGGTATAAAATTTGCCGAAATCCTATCTGCAGATTCAATTGCATTAGCTAATATACAATCGTCTTTAATTAGCAATAGAATAAGTGCTAATGTTGTAATTGATAATTTAAATAATAGTATACCACATCACACAGAATGGGTATTGTTACAAGAAGGTAATAAGAATGATGTACCAAATACACTATTAGAAAAGAAACTAATAGACAGTTTGTTAGGTAGGGATTCATTCGGAAATACTGTACCAGATCAATCATTATCATATAGAAATAGATACGGTTTAAGTATTAGACCTCAACAAACATTGTTTAAAGACAGAATAGAAGCTCTACGTAATATAATAGAATTTTCTAATAAAGTATTGTTAGAAAATAGAATTACAGATAATTATAATTTTACTAATTTAAACAAGAAAGAAGAAATTCCTGATGTTTTATCTAGAGAATATGATTTAGTTGTTGATACTAATACAGAATTATCTGCAATAGACACTACTAATTATAAACAAGCTAAATTAGAATCTGTTTCTGTAAATGGCTATGTACGTGTTGTGAATATTATAGATCCTGGATTTGGTTATACAAATCCTCCTAAGGTAACAATTGTTTCTGAATCAGGAGCTGATTCAGAAATAGAAGTACAAATTGATAATTTTGGAAGTGTTATATCTGCAACTATTAAAAATGCAGGTTATGGATATGTTGACTCTCCGATTTTAGTAGTAAGACCTCATACAGTTATTATTACTACAGATTTAACAGCGGGTAATAGATGGACCAAAAATGAATTTAATTATAATTTTGTTTCTATTGATACAAGATGGATTAAATCTAAAACACAAAGCTATAATACCACTTTATATTGGGATTATGTAGATTGGCAAAGTCCTGAATTTAATCAATACAAAAATATAACATATTCAACAAATGACATCTTAGAAGCTATAGCTATTAGTGGTATCAATCCTAACGAATATGTTAAAGTTAAAAATAGCGGTAATGGATATTTTATTATCCTAGAAAAAGTAAGTGATGGACAAACAGGAAACTTTACCGCTGAATATAATATTGTATATAGTGAAAAAGGTACAATACAAATAAATGATAAAATATGGAATTATAATATTGGAAAATATTCATATGACCTTTTAACATTAGATGAAACATTGTACGATCAAATACCTGATCAAGAAATTAACTATATATTATTGGCATTAAAAGAAGATATATTTGTTGGCACATTAAAAGTAAATTGGAATTTATTATTCTTTAAAGCAGTAAAATATGCGATGTCCGAACAAAAATTACTTGACTGGGCATTCAAAACATCTTTCATAACAGTTAAAAATATAATTGGAAATTTAGATCAAAGGCCAGTTTATAAGTTAGATAGCTATCAATATTTTGAACAATATATTAAAGAAGTTAAACCTTATCATACAAAAATAAGAGATTATCTAGCTGCATTCCAAACAATTGAACAGGCAAATACACAAGTAACTGATTTTGATTTACCTGCTTATTATGAAAATGGCGAATACAAAACTATAAACATAACAACGGATATTCCAAAATCGATATTTACAATTACTAACGAATTAACAAATGTTTACCCTTGGAAATCTTGGGCAGATTATTATACCTATGAAGTAAAAGAAGTATGGGTTGCGGAACAAGGTAGAGGATATACTGATATACCTAACATTACAATAAGTGGTCCTAATACAGAAAATGGAACTACTGCAACAGCAGTTGCCTATCTAAGAAATGGAGGCATTTATCAAATAGTTGTAACAAATCCAGGATCAGGATATGTATCTCAACCTTTAGTGACAATCACAGGCGGTGGCACCGGTGTAACAAATACTGCAACAGCATCTGCTATATTGTCAAATAACACAATTAGAAAAAATATACTAGGTATAAAATTTGATAGAATTAGTGTAGACAACGAAATATCAAATGAAACAATCATTGATACATTTACATGTGATGGCACAACTACTGACTTTACTTTATCTTGGTTGCCAGAATATAAGAAAGAAAATATTGTTCCTAAATTAGATGGAAAATTGGTTTTTGCAACAGACTATACATTAATTTTTAGAGGCAAAAGAAATAAAGCTTGTATTTTTAAATTTTTAAATTATGTTCCAAAACAGGACCAAATTTTAAAAATATCTTATGTTAAAAATATAGAATTGTTCAATGCGGTAGAAAGAATAAATTATTATTATCAGCCGACTGAAACAATGCCTAACGAAATTTCTTCGTTAATGACTGGTGTTACATATGGAAACAATATTCTTCAGGGATTGCCTTTTGGTTATGCTGTACCTTGGAATACGTTTAATAATTTATATGGAAATTTTGTATGGGATGAATTAATCCAACAATATGCATTTTCTAAGGTTATTACTACTGCACCAGTAGGAACAAATACTCTTTATTTGAGTACAGTTACAGATATTGTTCCTGGTCAGGTTCTAAATATTTTAAGTTCCTCTACTAATTTTATTAGAACTGATACTGTAGTTGTATCAGTTTCGTCTGCAACTAACTCGATTGTAATTAGTAATCCGTCTTATAATATTTTAACTGCTCGATCAACAGGAACAAATGTCGGAGCAGATATTATTGTAAGAACAACAATACCATTTAATGGTAATTTGTACGTTGGTGATATTGTAACTTTATCTGGCATAACACCGGCTGGATTTAATGGACAATATCTAATTAATAGAATTGACAGTAATGATACATTTATTGTTACCGCATCGTCCGTTTTATCAACCTCTACAGTTGTGGCATTAGCATCGGCTAATGCTAAAGTTTCGAGTATTATTACTACTATAGAGCAAACATCTGTATTAATTAATAGAGTTGTTACAACAGTAACAAATACTAGTACAGCAATTATTCAAACATTAACTAGAGAAAGCAATATTTCTCGTTATGATGTTAAAGTTAATTCATCGACAATTACAGCAAACTCGGCAACTTCGCCGTATTATGTGTTATCCACAGATACAAATAATAGAGCAATAATAACTGTTAATGTATTATCTGCACCGACTAGTACAATAGATATTCAGCTATTTACAGATCCAAAAATAGAATTTTGGAAAACAAATAAGTTACCGCATATTGTTGATACTGTGTTAACAGGTGGTTCTTGGTCCGGTACAAATTTCACAGGAGCGTTCGGAGTTAATCCTGATATTGTAAACGGTGAACAATTCTTAAGTGTTAATAATAATTTCGGGCCCGAAGAATTAGTACCGGGACATACTTTAGATAGTATAGGTATAAATGTTTATACAAAAGATAAAACTACTTCTCCTGTTATAGTAACAGGTGCGTTCCCCTCTTCAACAAACACAATCTATACTCATACATTAACTGTTGACCCTGATCCATCACCGTTTGGATTAATGGTTTACTCAGGAGACAGAATATTTAATAGAGTCGACAATGAAACTTTCACAGATACAAATCAATATTTTATTGAAGGTTCTAATATTAAAATTCCACCTCAATTAGAATGGGCAAGAATTGGTTATACTGCAATGACTTTAGGTGGTGAAAACTTATTAGACAGTAGGATGATTTTTGTTGAAAATACTTCATCTACAATAGTTGAAAGTGCAGCTAGTATTAACGACGTTAATATAGCCTATGTATTAGTTAATGGTGTTAGAATTAATGAAGTTACTACAACATCAAATTATGGATTCATGTTAACAAATGTTAGTAGCGAAAATAATAGAGCATGTGTAAAAATTTATAACATGTCTACAGGATCTAATAATATTCAAGCATGGTTCTTTAATTCTTTCTTTGATACATTTAGTACATTTAGTGAAGAATATTTTACAAATGTTAGCGCAGGATCATTAACATTATCTGTACCTCCTGCTAATATCAAACCTGAAAGTGCAAATGCAATTGTTGAAGTAAAAACATCAACAGATGATACAAGACGTAGATTATCACCGCCTTGGGTAAGTTACTATGTAATTCAAAATAATCAACTTACATTTAGTATTGATAGTAAGAATAATAGACCTTCTGGTTATTATGCAGAAAACGAAGTTCGTGTATACGGAAACGGTACTGAATTACGCTTAAATTTTGATTATACTGTTAATACTGCAAATTGTACAGTTACTATAACTAATCAATTATTGCAAAATGGTGATGCAGTTGCAGTTATGGGATTAAAAGATTACGACTATATCATTAATAATAATACATTAACATTTAGCACGTCGTTAGTTAATGCTGATGTTAAAGTTATAACATTCACAGATCATGACGATTTATTAATGCATACAGAAAAATTTAATCCTAATGCAATTAATCGTTATACATTAAGCAGACCTATTTTAAATGACAATTATGTTTGGGTATATAAAAATGGTATTCCATTAATACATAGACACGATTTTGAAATAATGTCTGACTTAAGAACAGTTCAATTTAATGAATGGATTGTTACAATTGATACTGATAAAATCTTAATTTCAACTTTTGCAGAACCTTCCATAAATGACGAAGTTTTAGGTTTTAGAGTGTTTAAGGATATTTTTGATAGATTATCTTATAGAAGATTATCAAAATATTATTCAACATTCCTAACAAAAGAATTAAAATCGTCGGATACAGAGATTCATGTCGATAATACAGATAGTTTAATTACGCCTGATCCAAGATTAAACAATCCAGGAGTTGTTATTATTGACGGCGAAAGAATAGAGTTTTTTGAAAAATCAGGAAATATTTTACGTCAATTACGTAGAAGTACATTAGGTACAGGACCTGCAAAAGTTTCTCAACCCGGTACTACGGTAATTGATCAAAGTATGCATGAAACAATTCCTTATGTTGAAAATACCTACGTTCAAACAATTCCGTCATCAAATACTAATACATATGTAATTAGTACAGCGACTTCTATATTAACTGGTGATGGTATTATTTTAACAAATGGAGTTTCTGCGGTAGATCAAATCCAAGTGTATTATGGTGGTCGTCAATTACGTAAAACACCTTTAGTTGTACATGATTTAACAGTATCATACAACCATACACCTGCAAGTTTGAAAACGCTTCCTCCGGAATTTATAGTAAATACATCAACGCAAGAAATTATTTTAAGCTTACAGCAGTCAATAACAACTGGTACAGATATAACAATTGTTCAAAAGAAAGGATCTATATGGACAGGTACTGAATCCTTATTAACAAGTCCAGTAGTACAAGCTGAATTCTTAAGATACAAGAATGCATCTTTACCTGATGTTTATTATTATGGTGGAAACAAATATATGTTAGATAGTTCTTATTATACAATTGATGATGAAAATGGTTCATCATTAGAGGAATAAAATATGTCAAAAGTAACCCAACTTCCTTTTATATCTACAGTAAACACAACAACTGGGTTTGTTATCACTGATAATGAATTAGTTCGAAGAGTCTCTTATGATGTTTTAAAAAATGATATTGCAAGTGCAGTAGAAGTAATAGCGTCATCGGGTCCAACGGGTCCTACTGGTCCAACGGGTCCTACTGGTCCAACGGGTCCTACTGGAACAGGAGTTCCTGTCGGTGGAACATCTGGGCAAGCATTGGTAAAATTATCCGGTACAAACTATGACACTGGATGGGCTACAATTTCTGGAGGTGGTGGCGGCCCGGGATTAAATTCGAGAGAAAGTGTAGCAGTAACAACATTATCTATTGCAAATAATGCAACTGCAAATTTAACTTTTACAGGGCATAAGGGTTATGTTCTTTATAGTATTGCAGCATCGCATTCTGCGTTTGTTACAGTGTATTCTGATATACTAAGTAGAACAAATGATGCATTAAGAACAGAAATAACTGATCCTTTACCCGGAGCAGGTGTTGTTGCAGAAATTATTACATCGGGTAATCAAACAATAAAATTAACACCGGCTGTAGTTGGATTTAACAATGAAACTGTTCCTACAACGGATATCCCAGTCAGAGTTAAAAATCTTAGTGGAGCATCTGCTGCTATAACAGTAACTTTAACATTGTTAGGAATAGAACAATAATGAAACAAATATGTACAGTGTTATTGCACGAAGGCACAGATCAAGATAACTTTCTTAATGAAGTTATGGATGATCATTGTCATTGTTTAAACGAATGTGAACATATTCCAGATGTAGTAGTACTGTCTGTTAATCAAACAGAAATAGAAGCAATAAAAAATCATTCTTCTGTAAAAGAGTTAATAGTAGAGCCTCAAGCTCATCCTGCGGATTTACCTCCCTTTTTTTCCAAGACTAGAACGTTTACAACAGAATTGCCCTCGGCATCGTTGGATGTAAAAAATTTCGGGTCGTTGCAATTTTATTTTTTTAATGACCAAGTAAAATCAGCTCCGGGCGTTAAAGTAGGAGCGCATCAATGGCAAGGAAATCCTCAGCCAGTTAATGACACTAGCCCTTCAATTTTTGGTACTTATAAATCTTGTTGGACAGGAAAAAATGTTGATATTGTAACGTTAGAAGTATATTCAGAAGTTCTTTATAATAACATTCAAAATACTCATCCAGATTTTAAAAAATTAGATAATCCTTCTGAGTCTAAGTTTATTCCAACAAATTGGACAGGATTATTCAATACTAAAAATACTTCTCAAACAACTACATCGGCGCTATTAACAAGTCATGCAATAGGGGTATTAAGTGCCGCATCCGGAGTCTATAGTGGATATGCTAAGAATGCTAGTATAAGAGTTATATATAATGATTTATTTGGTACAGTTGCTGCTATTAATAGTGTAATAGCATGGCATAATTCTAAACCGATTAATCCTGAAACAGGAGTAAAAAATCCAACAATATTAATTTACGAATTTCAGTATTTTAAAAATTCTGTTTATTACAAAATTGATGATATTTTATCTTTAACTTATTATAATAATTCTACAAAAAGTTTAGTAACAGTTAATCGACCGGGAACCAATTGGTTAAACAATTTTACACCTTTTATTGAAGCAAACTGTAATATTAAACGAGTTCAAGTAAACAATGTTTATCATTGGTGTGTGGGATTTACAGATTCTGATGAGTTTTCGGCTTTAAAAAATGCAATAAATGCTGCAACAAATGCCGGAATAATTAATGTAGTTGTAGCAGGGAATCAAGGTGGAGTGTATGTTAAAAGAAGCGATACGAATCACACAGACGCTAAAATTACTGTAAAAGCTGGTGCAATTTCTTTTGTGGCTACTCCTGAATTATCAGGTACGACCTGGAGGTTTACAATGTCTACAAATCCTCCTACTAGTCTCGTAACAGAATTTCCAGTGTTGCAATCATTTGGACCACATGGATCTGAAACTGGTATAGATATTGCTGCCGCACAAAATTCAGAAACATACCCAATATTAGATTATTATTCAAATAGAGGTCCGGGTATAGATATAGCTGGTCTAGGAGCTCAAACTTTAACGGCTGCGCCTGAAATTCTTTATGCAGACGGCACATATTGGGGAATGTTCACTGGTACAAGTTGTGCAGCTCCAACAGTTGTAGGTGTTCTTGCTTGTATACTAGAAAAGTATTATTACTATTATGGAGTATGGCCGACTCCCGCTCAAGCAAAAGAGTTATTATTATTAGAATCTAAAAAGAATGTGTTGTCAAATCCAACCTCAACAACATGGTCTTCTGTGCCAACTCCTTCTTCTGCTATTACAAGTAGTGAGATTATTTACGGTAAATTACCTCTTATGATAATTCAAAATAATACAGGAGTTAACGGGGGAGTAATTTTAAATGAATTAGTCGGAACGCCAAATCGACGAGCATTTTTAGATAATAATATTGTTAAACACGGCTTGAATAGGACTAGTAGACCTATTTCTGGATTTGTATATCCAAGAAGTAAGATAAAACGGTAAAAATTCAAGTTATAAATAAGATATTAAGTAAATTGTAACGGATAAATATCATTATGGACAACAAAAATAATAATAATGTACCGGTAGTAAACACTCCTCAACCTTCTACAACAAATGAAAAAGGTAAAGTTTCTATCCAAGGTCATATAAAAATTTATGACCCGATTTCTAAAGAAATTTTTATTAATAAGAGAAATGCTATTCACTACGAAAATTTCAGTATAGCATTAGCTCAAAGTATTAGTAATCAAGGAGAGGGTACGATAGCTGAAATGGCATTCGGAAATGGCGGTACAAATGTTGATCCAACTGGGATTATAACATATCTAACTCCGAATAATGTAGGAAGTGGTGCTAGTCTTTACAATCAAACATATTACAAAACAATTGATTCAAAATTACCATCTAGCTTAGATCCTGCTAGAAATTTTATGGAAACAAGACATATTGCAGGTGTTGTATATTCTGATGTATTTGTTAGTTGTTTATTAGATTTTAGCGAACCTTACGGACAAGCAGCATTTGATAATGCTACAAGTTCAAATAATGATTTTGTGTTTGATGAAATCGGTCTAAGAGCCTATACACCTGCAGGACCTAATTTAGGATTGTTATTAACTCACGTTATTTTTCATCCAGTTCAAAAATCGTTAAACAGAATGATTCAAATTGATTACACAATTAGAATTCAAAGTCTAAGTTCTGGAACTTAATTATGACAGCATATACACTTTATTTTCAAGATCCAGCTAAAACAAGCACAATAACTGTTTTAGGTACAGATGCAGGAACTGGCATTAATAACTACAGTACAAGTTTAGATTTAGTCGGAACTGGGTACGCCAATTACGGAAGTGCTCATGCACAGAATTTTTTAAAATTACTTGAAAATTTTGCTAGTCCTGCTTCGCCAAGTCATGCAATAGAAGGACAATTATGGTACGATACTAGTAACCCTGATAAAAAAGTTTTACGAGTAAACAATGGTACATTGACAGGTACAAGGTGGCAACCTGTAAGTGGAATTTATCAACAATCATCAGATCCTTCCGAATCTTATGCATCGGTAGTAACAGAAGGTGATCTATGGGTTGATATAGGAACAACTCAATTAAAAGTTAGACACGGTACTGAGTGGGTCACAGTCGGTCCTAATGTAACAACAGGCGTAGATAAAACAGGCTCTGAAACTGTATTTTTAGAAAGTAATACGGGAACAACATTTCCTGTGATTTTAAACTGGGCAAATGGTAAAGTTGTTGAGATTATTTCCTATAATGATTTTACTCCTAGATTAGTAATTGATGGATTCATTACTCTTAAAGCCGGCACAAATTTAACTAATAAAGTAAATTCTAAATATAACGGAACAGCTGAGACAGCATTGTCATTAAAGACTTCAGCCGGCGCAATTATTAATGCATCCGAAATACTAAAAAATAGAGCCACAAGTCAAACCCATACAGGAACTTTTATTGTTGATGCCGGATCAGGATTATATGTTCAAAATACCGCATATAATAATGAAATTCATGTTTACAATAATGTAAATGGTGGATTTGTAAATTTTTCAAATACTGGGTCGTCTTTACAACTTGGAGTCGGAACTAGTGCTTATATAAAATTTAGTGGAGTAAATTCTAATATAGGAATTAATACTTCTACTACATCTGCTTCCCCTACTTTAGACATAAACGGATCTTTTAGAGCTAGCGGAGTTACAACAATTAGCGCTGATTCTAACGCATTATCAACATCTACAGGTGCACTAAGAGTAACAGGTGGTGCAAGTTTTAGAAAAGATGTTTGGGTTGGCGGAAAATTAAATGTATTAAATAGCACCACTATTATAGGAACATTAACTATAGGTGATGCAGCAGTAGGTGGTATATCTATATTAGAACCAGTTGTTGCAAATGTATATGATATAGGTTCTTTAGCTAAACCATTTAGACATATTTTTGCAGATACTATCGGTATAACAGGAACCAATGCTACTGTTTTTGGAAATGTTACAGGATACGCAAACAGGTTAGAAGTTAGTAGAGATTTTAGGTTAAATGGTCAAGTAACCGCAACAACTGTTGCATTTAATGGAACTAGTAATGTTGTATTTTCAACGACATTAACAAGGAATGCAATTAATGATCAAGCTACAACTTCTACGACAACTGCAACTCAAACATTACTAGTTTTAAATACTTCAACATCAACAACAACTTTAGAAAAAATATCTAAATCTGCATTTTTATCAGATGTATATGCTAAAGTGTTTATGCCGGGAATGATAATTCCTTATGGATCTATCACACCGCCATCAGGATTTTTACTTTGTAACGGTGCATCTGTAAGTAGAGTGGTATATCCAGATTTGTTTACAATTATAGGAACAAATTACGGTTCAGTGAGCGGTTCAACATTTAACCTTCCTAGCATGTCAACTATTACAACTGCTACTGGTGGATATCCTGTTTATTATATTATAAAGATTTAAATCTATGGCCTACATAATTCGAAATAATGATGGTAGTGTAATTACAACACTTGCAGAAGGACAAGTAGATTCAGTTTCTACTAGTTTAGATTTAATAGGCAAAAATGTTAATAATTACGGAGAGTACTTTAACAATGACTTAATTAAGTTATTAACAAATTTTGCATCAATTGGTACTAGTCCTCCAAACAGTCCTCAAATAGGACAATTATGGTATAATAAAACTTCTAAAAAATTAACAGTATTTAACGGTGTTGGATTTGTATCAGCATACGGAACTCATGTAGCAGGTACACAACCGATAACAACAAGTACAGGAGATATGTGGTACGATACTGTAAACGGCCAATTGAATATATGGGACGGATTTAGATTTAATTTAGTTGCCCCGGCTGTAAGTAAAATTTATGGAACAACAGGAATCACACTTCCGGTAACAACAATTCTTTCTGCAGGAACTAATATTCCGCAAAATGTTAGTGTTATAAATTCATATGGTAGTCCTACTGCATTTATTACTACATCTGCATTTGTAATGTCTACGGCATCGTCTGTTACTTATTTAGGTGCAACTTCTGCAACACAAGTAGTATCGGGATTAACAGTGTTCAATGACTTAGAAGTTAAAGGCGATTTTTATGTTCGTGGAAATATAAAAACACCAAATAAAACATTATCGACAGTTTATAATATTACAGATTTTGGAAATACACAAGATCCTGTTGCAACTACTTCTACGATTAATACCTATATCAACAATGCGAATAATGCTATAAGATTTGATCTTAAAAAAGTATTTCCTGTAGAAACAATTTCTACGTTGAGTCAAGTTGCATATGCACTAAACTCAGAAGTCCGTGTGTTATGCAATTATAATACAACAACATCAGTAAGAAGATTTAGATTAGAAGAATTAATACCAGGTAGCCCAAATTGGGAACCATTGAATTTATATTACAATACTTGGACAACCGTTTACAACAATATTGTAATTTAAGGATAAGTTATGCCATATATATTAAACAAAACAAACGGATCAATAATTGCTACAGTTCAAGATGCGGCATTAGATACGACAACTGACTTAACTTTTCTTGGAAAAAATTATGCAGGTTACGGTGAAGTTCAGAATGAAAATTTTTTAAAATTATTAGAAAACTTTTCAAATACATCTGCACCAACTAAACCTATAGAAGGTCAATTATGGTTTAATAGTAGTTCAAAAAAGATCAATGTATATGATAATACAAACTGGAAAGGCGTGGCAAATTTAGAAGTTGCATCGAGCGATCCAGTAGGAACTAAAAATTTTACAGTTGGCGATCTTTGGTTCGACAGCGGTTCGGCTCAATTATACGGGTATAACGGGTCTAACTTTGTTTTAGTAGGACCTCAAACAGGCGATGATGTTACGGCAAATTGGAGAGGTTCGAGAGAGTTTAGTACATTAGAGCCTAATACACCAAAGTATAATATTAAAGCGGTCATAGGAGATCGTAACGAAGTTATTGCAGTAGTTTCTCATGAATCTTATACCATAGAACCCGGAACGTCGAGTTTTCCAGTTTGGGACGGAATTACAGGACAAGAAATTATTAAAAAAGGAATTACCTTAGTTGGTTCTGGGACATCAGGTAATTCTGAAGCAGCTGGAGTGTATTTTTGGGGATCAGCAGCTCATTCATTGAGATCTAATACATCGACTTATTCTACGGGTATTGTTGCAACAAGTAATACAAATACAAATAATGCATATGCTGTACCTTTTATAAATGCAACTACTACGGGTTCTACAACTTACATTGACGGTACTGGATTAACTTATAATCCTTCTACTAAAACATTAGCAACATCTATATTTGATGGAGTTGCTACTAGCGCCTATTATGCAGACCTAGCAGAACGTTATGCCGCTGATACAGAATACGAAGTAGGCACTGTAGTAGTTATCGGTGGTAGTAAAGAAATAACAGTTACGCATACACATGCTGATATTTCTGTAGCAGGTATTATTTCTCAACATCCTGCATATAGAATGAATTCTGGTGCAGGTACAGATGAAACACATCCTTATGTAGCATTAAGAGGGCGTGTTCCTTGTAAAGTAATCGGACATATTAAAAAAGGAGCATTGTTAGTAACAAGCTCCTATCCTGGATATGCAGAGATGATGAAGTCAGATGATAATCCTAATGCTGTAATCGGTAAAGCATTGCAAAGCTTTGATGGTGCAAAAGGTATAATTGAAGTTTTAGTTTAAACAGCCATCGGTGCTTTGATAGCATCGTGACTTTCGTATCCTATTAGATTAACGTCATTCATTGTAAAATCTGTGATAGTATCTACATCAGAATTTAATTGAAGCGTTGGTAAAGCTAATGGTTTTCTTGAAATCTGCTCTTTTACTTGTTCGATGTGATTATTATAGATATGAGCATCACCTACTGTAATAATTAGTTCATCTACTTCAAGTTTACACACTTGTGCAATCATATGTGTGAATAAGGCATAGCTCGCAATATTAAATGGCATTCCTAAAAACATATCGGCACTGCGTTGATACATCTGGCAGCTTAACTTACCATTATGTACATAAAATTGTGCCATCATATGACATGGAGGAAGGGCCATTAAATCAAGTTCTCCAGGATTCCATGCAGTAATTATATGGCGTCGACTATAAGGATCTTGATTAATACCGTCGATTAATTCTAACAATTGATCGTGATTTTGTAAAACAACTTTATTAATTCTAATCAAAGGTTTACGCCAACGTCTCCATTGAACGCCATAAACACGTCCTAGATCACCAGGATGACGTTGTAGTTTTTTCTTTACCCAATAATCTGCCGTAGCATTATCTGTCCAAATAGTTTTTTTATCGCTATAACGTTCGCCGTGTAAAATTTCTCTTAAACGATATTCGTCACCGCTACCTTCGATAAACCAAAGTAGTTCACTAACAACAGCACGCCATGCAAGCTTTTTTGTTGTAATTGCAGGGAATCCTTTTGTTAAATCAAAGCGAAGTTGCAACCCAAAAATACTTTTTGTACCTATACCTGTGCGGTCAGATCTATCATTGCCGTTCTCTAATATATTTTTTAGTGCGTTAAGGTATTCTTGTTCAGGATGATTCATTTTGAATATTCTTTAATTGTATATGAAATTGGATCGATAAATTTAGCATGTTCTGTAACTTTTGTAAAGTTATTTTGGACATATTTTAAATTAAAGAATTTATCACATTTATAGTCGGCATCAATTTCGGTAATAAAAAATCTATTAATAAAAGGCATGTAAAGATCGTAAACAATACTACCTCCTATAATAAAAATTTCTTTATCAGGATACTCATTTTCACAAAATGCCAACGCAGTGTCTGGATCGCTAAATGTATGATCTGCCCCACCATAAAAATTATAATTTTTACTTTTAGAAAGAACTATGTTAATTCTTCCAGGAAGCGGATTACCTATGCTATCCCAAGTTTTTGAACCCATAATAACAATACTATTAGTAGTAATCTTTCGAAACCATAACATATCGTTTTTAAGGTGAGGCCAGGGCATAGAATTATTATATCCTATGCCCTGACTACGTTCTAGGGCAACTATACCGTTAATCATTCGACCGCTACTTGTTCAGCCTTTGATTTTTTCTTAGGAGGATCAAGTTCGTCGGCTTCTTTACGTAGTTTTGCTGCTTCTTTATACAAAGCATCGGCACGTGATCGCATTTCGGCAGGAGTAAGTTTGAATGTTTCTTTTTGAACTTCTGGTTCAACAGCTTCTTTAACTACTGCTTTTTCCTTAGAGGAATTAGTTTTAGTACTGCTACTGTCACCGACAGCAAGATCTTCAACGTTAACACCTTTTTGTTTTGCAATCATCTCATTCAATTCATTCAATGGAATTTGTGTTTGCGTATTAGGAGTCATATATACCATGTCGGTACGAACTTTTCTAAGATGCCCGTTGACATGTAAATATTGTAACATATTAGAACCATCGGGAAATTTTCTAACAGATAAAATATCTGCTAGCTCATTAGCCTGTTGGCCCGAATCACTTTCTATTAGAGCCATTAGCGAATCATGGTAAGAATCCACTAATCCTTGAGTACCTACTACTAGACAACTATTTGGTTCTCCAGGTAGTGTTCTATAAACTGCTACAACTCGAGCAGAATTATTCTTCATTTTTCCCACATGTTTCATGTGTGTCTCCTTTTATTGTTTTTTCTCTGCCTCTGTTTGAGCTGAGATTGCATTTAAAAATACATTTAATTTGTCATACACTGCACCTACACCCGAAAGTTCATTTGCAGCAAATACTCCTCGACGAACTGCAACATCTAAAATAGAACGAACATTAGCTAAATCATTAATTGTTAGTTCTGGAGTAGGTTGTGTAGCAGTTTGTTCTCCACCTACTGTTGGGGCATTTGTTTGAGCGTTTTCAGTTTCCATTATATTGTTCCTTTGTTTTTATGTAAAATTGTACATCCTAAAGTTAATAATGTTAATTCTTTAGGATCTTCTAACCCTATTTCAGTTACCTGAATAATTTTCCTATTTGAGTCTAACACATTAGAAATTACAACAGCAAATCTGCTATTTAGATGATATTCTATCCACCTCTCTAATAGTTTAGTTTCAATTTTTTGTTCAATTTTAATTTTGCTAAAATGTTCTGGAATAAAAGATAATTTTCTTAATCCCAGAACATTTAATGCATTTACTTCACCTCTATTTAAAGCCATAAAGTACCTATATTATTTATAATAGGCTACCTGACCGAATGGTGGAATTATGGTATCATTACCGTGAATAATAAACAAAGAATCGCAATAATCTTCGTCACCCCATGATCCGCAAGGATATCCGTCGGTGAACATAATAAACTTTTTTGGTTCGATCTGTTCATTTTTCATAAAACGATAGTTAGCATCGAAATCAGTGCCACCACCGCCCTTGGGTTCGTAGCTCATAATATCATCTGCGGTATCGCCAGTAAAACGAGCATAGTTATATACTTCGGTATCAAAGCACCACAGATCGAGATTAAAATCTACATACTCATCCATAATACCTTTAACTTCACTGAGGAAGTCTTTAGCCATTGCGTCACTAATACTTCCGCTCATATCAATTGCAACGGAAACATCGATGGTTTCTTCGTTAAGCATACCGGGCAAAATAGCACCGCTATGTTGACTCTTACGATTCGGACGGCTAAAGCTAAAATTGCTCTTAAGAATGCTTTGAATGTTCATACGAAGCAATTGACGCCAATCCATCTTAGGTTCAGTGAAATCCTTAATCATACGCTGAATACCTGCAGGAACTTTACCTGCCCCGGCACTTTGTGCAGCAGCAATCATAGCTTCTTTAATTTCGTCACGGATCTTCTTGCGCTCTTCAGGACTCAACTTAGGACGACCTTTTCCGTCTTTATCACCTTCGCCGTTACCTTCACCTTCGCCGTCACCTTCGCCGTCCAGGTGCTCATCGAGCAATTCGCCTAGTTGAGAAATATTAATCTTTTCTGCATTATCGTAAAGTTCTTGATAAATTTCTTCATAGCTTTTTCCACGATACTTATCGTTTTGATAAATTTGCATGAAGCTAGGAACTGTACCAATTCGTTCGTCTTTAAGAATTTGATTAACTGCATAATCGGCAGCAATGTTGCTCAAAGTAGAATCACGATTTTCGCGACGTCCTAGATGATCAAATACATTATGTAGTACTTCGTGAGCGAAACCAAACTCACATTCTTTAGGTGTGAGTTTATTAACAAATCCGTTATTGTAATAAAAAGTTCTACCGTCAGTCGCCAAAGTATGGCACCAATCGCTAGCATCAACCATTTTCATACGTGTCGCCATATTACCGAAAAACGGATGACGCAACAGCAAGCCGACGCGGGCAGTAATTAGCTTGTCAAGAATTTTTGCTCTTTCAGAAGAGCTAAATTCTTTACCAATCCAATCTTGTTTCTTAGACTTTTCTTGTTTCATTACAGCCATGATGAACTCCTATTGTGATATACAATTATATATTCTTTTTAATCAAAATGCAAGTAAAAAAGGCCCTTGCGGGCCCATTTTAACCTTCCATGGCACTGATAATGTACTTACCGTACTTGTCATGGAATCGATCAAAGTTCTTCAACTTTGACGCATCGAACGGCAGTTGATAGTTAGTTAATGCAGTCTTTGCACCCATAACAACAATTTCAGTTGGGAAGTTGTCCATCATGAAACCAAAGAAGTTATCTGCCATAGCATCCCAATTCTTAGCCTTCTTACGATCTGCTTCTTGCAGTTCATAGCACAGGCTAATAGTCAAAGAATACATAGCTGAAATTTCTTTGATATCGCACTTACCAACTTTGCCGGACAAAATATCTTCGGGCTTAGGCATTTGCTTGGCAACCTTACGGTGAGCCATAAATTTAACTGCAAGCCCTTCACCAATTGCTCCGGATACTAGGTCAGTTAATGTGCTTTCGCTAACATCATCGTCTTCGAGCAATTCACTGACAAAAGTCCAAGAACGAGGAGTAGCAAATGCCTTGCTAGAGCCTTTAGGATCAAAGTCATAGAGATCTTGCTTGGCAAAACCAATGTATCCGACAACTTGTTCGTGTACACGATTCTTAACAGCCCAAGAATGGAAATCTTCGTAATCAACACGAAGTTCAAGATGAAGGAAACGATTCGCAAGCGGTGCAGGCATACGATATGTAACACCTTTATCGCTTTCACGGTTGCCAGCAGCAACAATGCTAACGCCCTTAGGAAGAGTATAAGCACCAACACGACGATTAAGGATCAGCTGATATGCAGCAGCCTGTGTAGCAGGTGCAGCAGAATTAAGTTCGTCAAGAAACAGAATACTGTCATCGTCTGGATCAGACGGGAATTCCATCGGAGGTGCCCATTCCATTGAGCCTGTTGTAGCATTATAAAACGGGATACCTTTGATGTCAGTGGGTTCCCAAAGACTAAGACGTACATCGATAACTCGACGACCTTGTTCTTCGCCTAGTTGCTTAACGATATCACTCTTACCGATACCTGGAGGACCCCACATGAAGACAGGGCGATTCTTCTTCATACATTTACGAATAGCAGTCTTAGCCTCATTAGGACTAACAGTCCGATTAGCAGTCATCTTCTCAGCCATGTAACGCTCTCTTTCTTTAAGTTAAGTAAACACTGTCTAAGTGTTACTATTATACAATTAATATTGAGCGTCGTCAAGTTGTTTTTTTGCAAATTTCTGATGTGCAAGATAGTATTTTTGAAGATTTCCGGAAAAAAGAACCAATTGAACTGCCGGTCTCTCATTAAAAAAATATATTCTAGTTTTGCTAATATAAAATGGACAATTAAATGTGTTATCTAGCCAAAGAATAAATTTATTCTCAAAAATAATATCGGAATCTTCCAATTTGATTTCGTATGATTTTACTTCTGATTTAGTGAGAAGTTCGAATCCTCGGTCAGTTAATCTTAAACCGCCAAATGATTTATTTCGAGGATTTTTCCAAATTGTTTGTATCCATGCTTTAAATGAACGGTCAGTGGGTGCTTTGAGATTTAATTTTTCTATTATGTACTTTGTTATCTCAATTTTTTGGGTCATTTAAAAATTTTTCGCCTGTAGTGAGTTTATAAACTGCAAAATCGGTAGTATTAAACAGCTTATTAAGCTTTTCTGCCAAATTAAAGGCATGCCCTGAGTTTGAAAAACTTACTTTTTTGTATTTTGGTCCGACCTGGCTAGTAATTAAATTTTCTGTTTTTAGGTTAATCGGATTACCTTTAAAAAACACAGCCCAGATGGCATCGGCTTCTAATACTTGTTCTGATTTATAATTTTTTTTATTTGTTATTTCTAACAAAATGTTTGGTTTTGGTCTACTCATTATACATATGCTTTTTCAATACATATGTATTTATTTACAAATCAGAACTTTCCTCCGTCCATTTTAATTTCAATTTTTTCTGGTGATTGAGATTTTTCTGATTTTCCAGCTAACCTAGTCATTACCATCGTTAAGCTACTTTGCAAATCTGCAACTTCTTTGATAGAAAGAACTAAATTTTTTTGATTGCTTCGAATTGCAATTCGAGCTTTATCTAAGAATTCTTCTATAGGAATAGTATTAAGTTGCTTCATTTTTATTTAATGTATTTAATACAGTTTTCATATCTTGTTCAGTTTTAAATGGACCAAAATATTGATATCTTTCTAATGTAATTAATTTAGGGCAAAAGCTTTTAACCCATCCTTTACGAAATTTTATGACATAAAATCCAGCACAATATCGACTTTTACTTTTAGAACTTTTTGCAAAAAGAGGTAATTTTTTCTTTAAATTATAAACAGGATCGTAGGGTTTAGAGCTACAAAGAAAATCATAAATTAAATATGGCGCAGATTCTGTTTTATTTTTAAAAAGAAAATCAGTATTTTCCAAATCAATACCAAATTTTTCTTGTAGTTCTTTTAGGTCATTGAACGTGTATTTTTGTCCTTTTCTAAAAAAAGAAATACCCTTTTTATTTTTTAAAACAGATCCTATTTTTAATTTATCATCTTTAATGATCCATTCTTTATTTGGTATAAGTGTTTTGCTTGTAATATTCATAATGTATACCTTGCATTCAGTGGTTCTGCATAACTTTGCACTTGTTCAGATATTTTTTGTAAGTCATATTCTGTGCAAAATTTTAGTAATCTAATTCCTACCTGAGCAATGTTTTTGCTTTTATGCTCTTCAGAATTAATTGTATTTGAAATAATTTCTTGAATTGATTCTGGTTGTGCAGTTAGATCACATAGAAGTTTATTTCTATTGTAATCGTCTAAAACACGATGTTCGACACCTTCATGGTCGATCCACTTTTGGAGCATGA